TTACACGTCTTCGAACCGCATGAATCCGGTCCTGAACTTTGCTTCTGCGTCATGCCAGTCCCGCTGATCGTCCCAAAGCGGCCTTCCGCGTTCTTCCCACATTTTGTACGCCAAATTCCGGGTCATCTCGAACACCCGGTCCCTCGGAAGTGGAGCCAATACCGAATACCTGTACTGCCATTCCCCCACGGAAAGCTCTTTTGCAGTCCACGTGAGCGCGGTTGGCACGGTAACATCCGGTCGATTTTCGGCCCACAACATGAACTCACGGATGGAGGATATCGGAGTCTTCAGGAGGTGTGCCTTCAGCGAAGCCCAGTCAACCGCACCAACTGGTTCTTCAAGATTGATGGGAACCGGAAGCGGCCATCGCGTGAGAATGAGTCCGAAGACAGTCACGCTTTCTTGGATTGCCCACGAAAAATGCTGGCACAGTACCTGGGGGTGGCTTTGGAAACTCGTCAGGTACTCGGCCATCCGCGTCTTCCATTTCTCGAACTCCTTAACGTCTTGGTGAACGTCGGCGGGACCAAACGGAGGCGTTGCGTACTTGAGATCAATGACCAGGACCGTTCGGTCGTGCTCGGAGACGAGGACGATATCCGGGGTAATCTTGCCTCCGTTCGGAAGTTTGAAGCTTTTTCCCGACACGACTTGAATCGTGGACGGGATAGCCTTGCATATTTCTCCTTTGACAGATTTCACCCCGGCAGTTTCGATCACATTGATCGCATTGGCATAGACCTTTCTAGTTTTCTGGTCTTTGTTGACCGCGCTCACGTACATACGTGGCAAGTCGAGGAGAAGCAGCATTCTGGGCAAGAACAGTAGTTGCCCATCGCCGGATTCCACGAATGGCTGTTGTGCGAGTGTGACGTGGTGATGATTGTGATCGAATGTGAGCACTGACACGATTGATTCAACACTTGCGGCCGGCACTCCGGACACGCTCGCCAACCAATCGATCATCGGAACTCGCCGCCGTCCTACGACGCAAGATTTCAGCCTGTGTTCCTGCCTTGGTTGGTCATCGCTGACATCTTCCAGCTTTGTCACGAAGAGCGAGTAGACGTAAAGCGTCGCCAGCACGCGCCGCAACTCACCGACCGTGCATTGGAAGAGGTTTATTGAGTCGGCAAGTTCCGGCAGGCACGTGGTCTTCATCCATCCATAGGCGACATCAATCGCTCCGCTGGATTTGAGAGTTCCACAATCGAAGTGCATCCCTTGTTCGGAATACTTAACGGAGTCGAAAAACGCCTCCGACAATTCAGCAAGCTGATCGTCGGGGCGGTCGCCTGCAAGCCGTTCATCGTCCGCCTTTTTTGCTTCAATTTGGGTACAAAAGAAGCGAGGGTCGAGGGCCGTTTGGGGTAGAAAAACGATGGATTTATTTTGCTCGTCTATAGTGACTTCGACGCGGCCTCGTGAATACGCAGAATGTTGATTCCAAATCGGATCGTAGTCTACACCCCATCGCAAGAGTTGCATTGATTCACGGGCAAGTGTCTCCTCTGATGGTGTGGGGACAATTATGCTGGTAGGACAATGTTGAAGAATCCACCGCAGGCAATGGGCCAACCCACGAAGTCCTTCGTTTGCGGTCTGCAGTTTCGCGTCGTTCGTCGGTTTCTGAATTTGTCCCGTCCTGAGCTTCCGCAAGACCTGTGCATAGGCTCGCAAAATCGCATGGATTGCCGCGGTCTGGTTCCGGCAAAGAAGATCGCACTGCGAATGCTGCTTATCAAGCACATCACGTTCGATCCTCCGGAATACATCCTCGTTAGACGGGTCAAGCGGCATCGCTATCCCTTCTCAGGTCAAAAAGTTCGTCGAGTCGGCTCGTATCCGGGTAGGTTAACAGATAGAGGCTGTTAACCAAACTGTTCGCCAGACAACGCGCCGGTCGCCAAGCGAAGGTCGTTGTGGGCCACTCCACCAGGAGCCGCCCCATGCGACCATTCGACGATTCTCTTCTGACGTCAGACGAGCGTCGCTCCGAGGTGGCCAGCATCTTGGCCGCCAGCGTTCTGCGACTCGCCGCGCGGGCGATGTTGCCGGGCGACGCCCCCGAACTTTCCGCCCCGGAAATCCCGGCGGAATCTGCGTCTTCATGCCTTGAGGTTTCCGCCGAAACCGTGCTCAGTGTCAACCACGACGGTTAACGGTTTCCGAGAACCCCGAGACATGGAGATGAACGCATGAGTTTGAACGTGGGAAAAGAGGTCGCCGCCTTGCAGCGGATGACCGTCCGCGAGCTGCGGAACCGCTATGCCGAGATCTTCGGCGAAGAGACGCGGGCGGGCAACAAGGCCTGGCTTGTCAAACGAATTATCTGGCGGCTGCAATCCCAGGCCGAAGGCGACCTGTCCGAACGTGCCCGCCTACGGGCCGCCGAGTTGTCCAACGATGCCGACGTGCGGATGTCGCCCCCCAAAGCCAAGCCCGTGGCCGAGTCGCCCGCCAAACGCACCGCGACGGCCGTGTTGACCGTGAAAGGGGACGACCGCCTTCCACCGCCGGGCTCGATTATCACTCGTGAATACAAGGGCCAAATGCTCCAAGTGAAGGTGCTGACCGGCGGCTTCGAATTCGAGGGCGAGGTCTACAAGTCCCTGAGCGCCGTCGCCAAGACGATCACCGGCCAGCACTGCAATGGCTACTACTTCTTCCGCCTTCGCAAGGAGCAAAACTGATGACAAGAGCAAAGAACCAACCCGTGCCGACCAGCCCCACGGTTCGCTGCGCGGTTTACACCCGAAAGTCGACCGACGAGGGCCTCGAGAAGGAATTCAATTCGCTCGACGCACAGCGCGAGTCGAGCGAGAACTACATCAAGGCCCAAGTTGAGGAAGGATGGGCCTGCCTGCCCGACCGCTACGACGACGGGGGCTTCACCGGCGGCAACATGGAGCGGCCGGCGCTCAAACGCTTGCTGGCCGACGTGGAGGCGGGCAAGATCGATTGCATCGTCGTCTACAAGGTGGACCGTCTCAGCCGGTCGCTGCTCGACTTCGCCAAGATGGTCGAGACATTCGACAAACACAATGTTTCGTTTGTCAGCGTGACGCAGCTCATCAACACGTCCACCTCGATGGGCCGTTTGATGCTCAACGTGCTTTTGTCGTTCGCCCAGTTCGAGCGCGAGATCATCTCTGAGCGAACACGCGACAAGATCGCCGCCGCCCGTCGCCGGGGAAAGTGGTCGGGCGGGATGCCGCTGCTCGGCTACGACGTCGATCCGCGTGGCTCGAAGCTGATCGTCAACGAGGACGAAGCCTCCCGCGTGCGAGCCATCTTTGAACTTTACCTCACCCACCAATCCTTGATCGCCACGATCCAGGAACTCGACCAGCGGGGCTGGGTCAACAAACGCTGGACGACGCGCAAAGGGCACGAACGCGGCGGTCGCCAGTTCACCAAGACCAGCCTGCACAAATTGCTGACGAACGTCGCCTATCTCGGCAAGCTGCGTTACAAGACCGAGATTCACGACGGCGAGCATGACGCCCTGGTCGATGTCCACGTTTGGCAACGGGTCCAAGCGCTTCTGGGTCGCAATGGCCGCACTGGCGGGGCTGCGGTACGGAACAAATTCGGGGCGTTGCTCAAGGGCATCCTCCGCTGCACCGCCTGCGACTGTGCCATGTCCCCCACGCATTCCACTAAGAATGGCAACAAGCGCTATCGCTATTACGTTTGCACAGGTGCCCAGAAGCGAGGCTGGCACACTTGCCCCTCGAAGTCGATCCCTGCCGGCGAACTGGAACGCTTCGTCGTCGAGCAGATCAAATGCGTTGGCCAAGACCCAACGCTGCTCCACGAAACTATCGCTCAGGCCCAACACCAAGGCCGATCCCATCTGGCCGCCCTCGAAACGGAACGGACCAGCCTGGAACGCGAACTGAGCCGCTGGAATGCCGAGGTTCGCAAACTGCTGGAACAGATCGCACCTGACGACCGCAGTGCTCCGACCGGCGACCGCTTGGCCGACCTTCAAGACCGCATCGCCGGGGCGGAACGCCGGGCCACCGAGGTCCGCGAGCAGGTTTTGTCATTGAGCCGCACCATCATCGAGGAACGCGAAGTGGCCCAGGCGTTGGCCGTTTTCGATCCCGTATGGGATTCGCTGACGCCCCGCGAACAGGCCCGCGTCGTGCAACTGCTGGTCGAACGTGTCGACTACAACGGGGCGACCGGCAAGGTTGCCATCACCTTTCACCCCAGCGGCATCAAGACGCTGGCTGAAGAATTGAACGCCCGCAACTCGGAGGACGCTGCATGACCCGCCCCTTCACCATCGAAACCTCGATCCACTTCGAGCGTCGTGGTCGCGGCAGCCGCAAGGAAATGCGCGAAGGCGAGCCGCCCGCGCCTGAACCTCGTCTCCCCGGTCGCGTTCCCCGCGTCGCCCGCTTTATGGCCCTGGCCATCCGCTTCGACGACCTGCTGGCGTCTGGTGCCGTGGCCGACTACGCCGAACTCGCTCGACTCGCCCATGTGACCCGCGCCCGCATCACGCAGATCATGAACTTGCGTATGCTGGCCCCCGACCTCCAAGAGGCCCTACTCTTTCTTCCCCGCACCGAGCGCGGCCGCGATCCTCTGCACCTCCGCCAACTCCAGCCGATCGCCTTGACGCCCGACTGGCGTAAGCAAAGACGGATGTGGAAGGGAATGCAGCGGGAACACCGTCGAGATGTTTTTTCAGAGTAATGCTAGACTACCGTGGTTCGCGCGACGATAACAAACGATGCGCTTCCCTGCACCCAGAGCACAAATCCACACTGCGGACACCTGCAAGAACAATACTACTCGATAGTCCAAGATGACCGTTTTGGTCTCCATGAGAAGCAAAGCCAGACATGGGACATACAAGACTTGGCTACAACCTGCCACGGTCACGGCATTGGCGCGACGTCGTTGAGCTAGTCGCCGCTGGGGCCGATGTGAGCCAAGTCGCTCAGGCCACCATCAACGCTGCCGAGAAGGCCTTTGCGTTCGTCAAGAACGACACGGGCTACAATCATGCCGTGTGGATTATCATTCAGCTGGGACTGGCGGGCAAATCGGCTGACCCCTTGGGTTATCTTCAGGAACGGGGCATCTGCATTCCTGCAAACACCTCGCTACCCGGAATCGCCGTCGCTCTGAGCGAGGCGTTTGACAACCACTCCCGATCAAACGGCGGGTTCTCAGATCTTGGTGAGTTGTCTCAGCGTGCTTTGATTGACGCGGTGATTCAACGGATTGAGCCTAAGCTTCAGCAGAAGTCGCTCTTCAACATGCAAGCCGAACACGCGAAGCAGGCGTTGTGCGGCATCAGCAGTCAGAAGGAATTGGGAAAGCTTGCCAGAGAATTCTATGCGCGGCTTACAAATGAATCTCTAAAATACTTCTTGAGTCAAACCTTAGCGAGCAACGTCGGGGAAGGCCAACGTTTTGCCACGACGAACCAGATGGCTCAATTTGAAGAAGCAATCGGCACGCACTGCAAGGAAGCGTCGGTGATCGTCGAGCGATTCTCGGAAGAGTGGTTTTCCAAACATCGCTATGAGCAAGAAGGGAGAATTCCAGACGACAAGATACGCGACTTCGCATCTTATGCCCTAAAGAAAATGAACGATGAGCTTCGGGAAGGAGCCAAGACGAATGCAACCTGAACGTTACATTATCTGCGGGAATGCGACCCCGCAGTTGCCCGCTAAGGCGGAATCAAGGGCGCTTCGCTTACATCTCTACGGGGCTGACGATGAATGCAAGGTCACGCTCAAAATTGAAGACATTCGTCGCCAGATGTTCAAGGAAGTGCCAGACCGATTTCGGGATCTGCTCGATATAGCGACCTACGTTTATGCAGCAGATCAAGCGGTCACGCGTGGCAACAAAAATGTGGAAACGTTCGACAGCGAATGGCGTCGCTACTTCCATTTCGTAATTCCAGTTCGAGAACCAGATTTTTGGAACAGTGAGGAGGTCACGCGTTGCCTCCGCGACACGCTCGGCTTTTTATCGGACGACAAATATGACTTCGAGTTTGCAAAGTTGTTGCATAAGTCATCTTTCCAGATGTTTCTGGACTTTGACGACCAAGAGATGTTCGGAACTCCAGAGCAGGTCGTCATGTTTTCTGGCGGCCTCGACTCTGTAGGAGGGGCAGTTGAAGAAATTGTGAATCAGAAGCGACGACTGGTTCTTGTGAATCACCGCGCCACTCAAAAACTCGACACTCGTTATCGAGACATTCGGGAACGATTGAACGGAAAGGCGTCGATCAACACGCCGTATCATGTTCGAGTGACCGTCAATAAGAAGAAGTGGATGAACAAGGAGCCAACTCAACGAAGCCGCTCCTTCCTTTTCGTGTCATTGGGGGCAACCATCGCCAACATGCTGGGCATGTCGAGCGTCCGCTTCTATGAGAATGGCGTAATCAGTATGAATCTCCCGATCTGCGCGCAAGTCGTCGGGGGAAAGGCTACTCGCACCACGCACCCGTTGGTAATCCAAGGGTTTCGGCAACTCTTGGGGTTGGTTGCCGATCAGCGTTTCGATGTCGAGAATCCATTCCTGTGGAAGACCAAATGTCAGGTAGTGGATCTGATCGCAAAGGCGGGATGCGACGACTTAATCGGATCGTCTATCAGTTGTACCCACACCTGGGAAATTACGAATGAACATTCTCATTGTGGAACGTGCTCGCAATGCATTGATCGTCGATTCGCCATTATTGCTGCGGGACTGGAATTGCACGACCCTATCGGGCAGTACAAGGTGGATGTGTTCGTGGAAGGGCGGGACAGTGACACCAAAGTTCAGGAGGACAAGACGATGTTTGCGAACTACTTGGAGCGTGCCAACCAAGTAGCCAAGCTAACAAGCCCGATACAGTTCCTGGCTCGCTACCCGGAAATTGCCAGGGTGTTGCGGTATCTCGAAGGCGACCCAAGCAGTAGCGCACAGAAGTGCTACGACCTCTACACCCGGCACTCGAAAGAGGTCAACGCAGTCATCGACAAAATGTTCTCGGCGCACGGCCCCGCCATCCGCCAGAGGACGTTGCCAGCAGATGCGATGTTGCGAATCGTTTATGAATCCAACCTTCCGTCCTCGGCCCCAGTAATTCCGGCTGCTCAAGTGCCGATGCCTGACAATGTGTTTCGCAGGGCTGGCGGGGCTTGGCAAGTTCGATTCAATGGCAAAAAGGCACTTACGGTGCTTCCGTGGGCGGGAGCAAGTTACATCCATGCGTTACTCAATTGCCCAGGCGAAGCTCGTCCAGCCGTCGAAATCGTTTGCTCAACGGCCGTCGATTATTGCGGCCAAGCAATCAGCGACCATGAAGCAATTGAAGCAGGGCTTCACTCGTCGTCTGATCCACTATTTGCGGGTCTTGGGAAGATTTCGGATTGGGAAGCTGTAAAAGCTTATCGAACGGAAGCTGTCGAACTCCTTGCAGCGATTGAGGACGCCCGTGTGGACAACAACAACGTTCTTGTCCAGCAATACGAGAATGACATGGCAAAGGTCGTAGCTAAGATCAATGAGGCCGTTGGGATTGGTGGGAGATTGAAGGATGCGGTGGACAAACGCAAAAATATCCGCGACGGCTTTCGGAACAACGTCAAGCGGGTCATTGAGAAGCAGATTACGGTGACGGACCCAGAACTTGCTGCGCATCTCGAATCCGCGATCAAGTTTGGAAACACTCCCCGATATGAAGACCAAGGTATTCGCTGGGAGACCCAACCAGTCCGCAACGGCTGAAAAAATGAGAAAATAGTCAGGCTACGCGAAAAGTAGCCTGAGCTACGCCGGATGTCGCCCCCTTCAGCCATGAGGGCGCATTCGGCGTTTTTGTTGGGCCAGACGATGGCCCGCGCCAAGCGCCATAGACTCGTTTCCCACTTGGAAAGGAATGAGTTATGGCAGAATTCAAGTCATCTCTTTCTCCTCAGCGGCAGCATCTCCTGAAGGTTTTGCAGCGCATCAATTTTGGCCGCATTGAGGCCCTCGCCTTCCGATCCGGCGAACCGGTCTTCAGCCCGACGCCACGTCTTCATCGCGAGATCAAGTTCGCGGGCGAAAACGGCCCCCGCCCGGAACTGGCCGCCGCTGACTTCCTGTTGAAGCAGCAAGTCGTTGAGTTGTTCGACTATTTCGATCAGCAACGCGACGGCGTGGTTGACGTATTGGAGGTCAAGCACGGGCTGCCGTTCCGCATGATTGTGTCGGAGGAGACCGCCTAAGCACTGGGGCAGGCTCCCAACCGACCGTTCGTTCGTTTTCATTGTTCATCACCTGACATTCTGCCGGCCGCAAAGCGGAGGCGACTGTGGGCGACGCCAATCTTGGCGCGACTCGCATCGCCTCCGCTTTTTCGTTGGCCTGCGGTCTACCCACCGTTTTGTCGTCGGCCCACCGCGATCCGCTCCTCGCCGGCGAGGAGCAATCACAGTGCTTTTTGACGACAACAACCAGAAAATCGACCGTTACACTCGCGGCATCATCCGCCGCAAAGTCAACCAGCTGATCGGTCGGGCAGGGTTCACCACCCAAGACCGTGAAGATCTGGAGCACGACCTGCTGGCCCGCGTGCTGCAGAGTCTGCCTTCGTTCGATCCCGACAGAGGCCACCGCAACAAGTTCATCACGGCCGTCGTGGAGCGGCATGTGGCGAACATCCTGCGGAACAAGATGGCCGTCAAACGCGATCATCGGCGATTGAGTTCGCTCAGCGTGATGATCAAGGTGGACGATGACATCACCGAGTTGGCTCAGATCATCGGCCAGCGCGAAATGGATGCCCGGCGTGGACGCTATCCCCGTAGCGAAGAGGAATTGGCTCAGCTCGCCTTCGATCTGGCCGAGGTCATCGCGGGGATGCCACCGGAGATGCGAGAGCTTGTGGAGCGACTCAAGCACGAGTCCCTCTCCGAGATCGCTCGTGATCAAGGCGTGCCTCGCACCACGCTGGCCGAGACCATCCGTCATGTGCGGCGACGGTTCGAGGCGGCAGGCCTGAAGTCCTACCTGTAATTTCCTTCGTCAATTCTCGGCGCGACGGGGTAGGTCTACCAATAGGGAACCTACCTTGTCGCGCGGAGGAATACACATGACCCCTGAAATCTATCGCTACGTTTTCAATGCGACCGTCGAAATGGAGGAGGTCGAGGCCTCGTTGTTGCTGGCCGTGGTGGCGGCCGAAAGCCTGCATGGCGAGTCTCAAGTTCGGCTCGACGCCAGCCACTATCTCGACCCGATCAAGCGCGCCTGCGTGATCGATGCGGCCACGACCGTGGGGCGGGACGTGAATCGCCTGTTCGTCGGCTTCTTGCGGCGCGAATTTGGCGAGGACGCCTTCCGCGTGGAGCGCGTGACGGAGCCGAGTCCGCAAGTCGCCGCATAGGGAAGTGCGGCCATGCATCGAAGTGCCTATTTCCAAGAGGCCCAGCCCAATGGAGGCAACCACGGAAGCAGCGACGCCACCGGACGACATGCTGGCGAACGTCGAAGTCGCCGCTCAATTCCTGACCTCGCTGTTTGATGAGCGAGATCAGGTTCTGTTCCGACCCATCGAAACATGGACGGAAGCGGGCTGCAAGAAAAGCCGCGTCGATTACCGCAACACCTGCTATCGCGTGGCCAAGCCGCAATTGCTGAAGGTCACCATGCTGCAACTCTTGCGGCTGGCGGACAAGGACCGGTTAAACCTGTTCTTCGGCGTGTGCCCACGGGTTGGCAACAAAGGCCGCTTCGATCTCGCCTGGCAAATTCGCACTGTTCGCGCGCTCTGGACTGACATCGATCACGTCACCATCGACCAGGCGCGCGAACGGATCGCCAAGTCTGCGTTACCGGAGCCTTCCATCATCGTGCATTCCGGCAACGGGGTGCATCTCTATTGGTTGCTCGAGCAACCCTATTTGATTGACGACGCGGGCGATCCGCCGGCGGTCTTGACCGAATGGGTCGAAGGCCCAGGAGGACGCAAGAAGCCGCGCAAATACATTGTGCAGGATGCTGAGCGGGTCTATCTCGACGGCCGTCGCCACATGTCTCGGCTCAGCCCCAAGGCGCAGCGTCTTCAAGATATCTTGGCTGGCGTAGCCCAGGCCTGTGGCGGCGATCACACCACGGACCTATCACGATTGCTACGTTTGCCGGGAACGCTCAACCGCAAAGACGAGCGTAGCGGTCGCGAGCCCACGCCTACGGCGCTGGTGACCTGTGATTCGACACGTCGCTATTCCCTGGCGGTTTTTGAAGCGCTGGCCACTCCTGCCCAAGAGACGCAGCGGGCAACCAAGATCGCCGCAATGCCGCTCCCTCGCCCCCGAAAGGCGTCCACGTCGAAAGCCGACAAGCTGGCCGAACTGATCGCGGCCAGTGCCATTGCCGAAGCCGGCGGACGTTCGGAAGCGGATTTCGCGGTCTGCTGCTACGCCGTGCGGAATGGCGTCGAGAAAGAGGAAGTATGGCGACAGGTGGAATCGGTCGGCAAATTCGCCGAACAGGGGCGACGGTACTTCGACGTTACGTGGGAGAACGCGGATTACGAAGCCCGCGCCCAGGTCTTCGAGAAACTTCAAAAGCGTGCCGCACCGAAAGGGAACCAGGTTGCAGTAGCCGGTGACGCGAGCAGTGCCGATGCCGACAGCGACGAAATGCCGAACGGGGATGATGCAGGCGGAAGCGGTCGTCCCACCATCGTGGTCGACACCGCAACCATGCCCGTGGCAGACACGCTCTGCCAGGTGACCGACAAATTGCTGGCGGCCGGCAATTGCTTCAGCCGCACCGAGCAACTGGTCGTCATCAACGATCAACGGATCTCGCCGGTTCTCTCGTCGCCGGAGTTGGCGGGACTGCTCAACCAGCACGTCGAATTCTATTTCGTCGATGAAGAAGCCGGTGAATACAAACCGTTTCCGCCAGCGTATGCGAACACTTGGTTGAACCATTACGTCGAGCGAGCTCGCCTTCCGATCATCAAGCTGTTCACGCATAACCCGGTCTTCACCAGCGACTGGCGTCTCATCTCGTCGGGCTACGACGCCTCATCAGGCATCTACTACGCCGGGCCGGTCGTCGAAGCTCGCAGCGGCACCGAGCATATCGACACGCTGCTTCGAGACTTCTGCTTCAAGTCGCCGGCCGATCGCACCAACTACCTGAGCATATTGCTCACGGCCATGTTGATGCCACAGTTCATCGGGTCGAAGCCCGCGGTGCTGTTCAACGGCAATCAACCGGAACTCGGCAAGTCGATCCTAGCCCAGATCATCGCCATTCTGCGCGATGGGGAGACGTCGGAAACCGCGTCATACAATCCCAACGATGAGGAGTTTGAGAAACGCCTGGGGGCCATTGTTCGTCGGGGCGTCACCACCATCATCGTCGACAACGCGAAGAGCCGAGGCCGGAATCCACGCATCGAATCGGCGTGCCTTGAGCGGTCGATCACCGATCCGATCCTGTCGTTTCGACTGCTGGGCCAGTCGGCGTCGATTCGAGCCGAGAACTCCCACATCTTCTGCATCACGGCCAATACACCGGATGTGAGTCCCGATCTGATCAAGAGAAGCGTGACGGTCAACCTTTACCACGAAGGCGATCCCACGCAGCGGTCGTTTGGAATCGCTGACCCCGAAGGTTACGCCTCGGATCATCGAAACGAACTGCTGGGCGAGCTGATCGGTATGGTCGAGAGGTGGAAGGCCGGCGGTATGCCGATGGCAACGACCGGCTCGCGGTTCAACAAACGCGGCTGGGGAAACACCGTCGGCGGCATTCTGGAATTCAACGGCGAGCCTGACTTCTTGGGGAATGCCGCTGAGGCCGCACGCGACCTCGACGACACTCGCCGCGACTTCGCCGAGCTTGTGGCGATCCTGGCGGACCACCCTCAAGGCATCTGGACGGCGGCGGAACTATCTGAGTTGGCCGGCAAGCACACCTTGCTGGGTGAGCAACTCGGCGAGGGGTCGGCTCGCTCGCGCTCGACGCGCATGGGCATCTTGGCGGGCCGCTATGTCGCCGAGGCCTTTCCAATCTCTGGCGGTCGGGAAGCAACGTTCCACAAGGCGGATGCGCGGAACGGCGTGAACTACAGCGTCTACATCACCGAAGCTGCGGAACGTTGGGACGCGCCGCGGAACGTTTGCGGAACGTTGGAACCGACCGACGTTCCGCACCTTAACCATCGCTGAGACCAAGAGATATGACAACCTGCGGAACGTTGCGGAACCTTTTGAGTAAACACACATGTACGCGAGCGCATTCGGCGTCCCGCGATGCGCGCTCGCGTGTGATTTACCCGGTAGGGGAAACGTTCCGCAACGTTCCGCACGTTCCGCAACGTACCGCCAACGGTTGCCACGTCGTCGCCCACGTTCGCGTCTGTCGCGGCCTTCGGGCCAATGGCGATCAACGCCCAAGCTTGCCGCCGGGCACGCCCTGGGGCCACACGGCGGACCTGCCAAAGTGGCAGAGCGAAAGACCAGCGGACGGCCGGCCAATAGGTGCTTCCCGGCGGAAATCCTCAGGTGAGGCACGCGGGAACAGCCACCATTTGCAGCAGAGTTTGTTTTGCTTGTCCGAACGTCCAACGGAGTAGTTTCCATGAAGATCGAACTGTGGCACCTATCGCGGGTCAAACCCTATCCGAACAACCCACGGATCAACGATGACGCCGTCGATGCCGTGGCGGCGTCGCTCCGCGAGTTCGGGTTCCGCCAGCCCATCGTGGTCGACGCCGACGGCGTGGTCATCTGCGGGCACACCCGTTGGAAGGCAGCCCAGAAGCTGGGCCTAGAGAAGGTACCAGTCCATGTTGCCAAAGATCTGACTGCTGAGCAGATCAAGGCGTACCGGATCGCCGACAACCAGACGGCGTCGCTGGCGGACTGGAACTACGATCTGCTGCCAATCGAACTGGGCGAGCTGCAAGCGGCGAACTATGACCTCGACCTGCTGGGGTTCGATCAGGACGAACTCGCCAAGCTACTCGGCGGTGATCTGCAGGAAGGTTTGACCGATCCCGACGAAGTGCCCGAGCCGCCCGACGAAGCGATCACGCAGCCGGGCGATTTGTGGGTGCTCGGCAACCATCGCCTGCTATGTGGCGACAGCAGCAAACCGGAAGACGTGGATCGGCTGCTCGACGGTGCGACGATCCACCTCGTCAACACCGATCCGCCGTACAACGTGAAGGTCGAACCGCGCTCGAACAACGCCATCGCCGCCGGCAACAGCAGCTTCGCCAGCCCCAACAAGCATCATCAGAAGTTCGACCTGGAACGCCACCCTGAGAAAGCGAAGGCGACACACAAGCAGATGCGAGCCAAGGATCGCCCGCTGGCGAACGACTTCGTGACTGACGAAGCGTTCGACGCCTTGCTCGATGCATGGTTTGGCAACTTGGCTCGCGTGCTGGAAGCAGGGCGAGGGTTCTACATCTGGGGTGGGTACGCCAACCTCGGCAACTATCCACCGTTCCTGAAAAAGCACGATTTGTACTTCAGCCAAGGCATCGTGTGGGACAAGCAGCATCCGGTCCTCACGCGAAAGGATTTCATGGGCGCATTCGAGATCTGCTTCTATGGTTGGCGGCTCGGCGCAGGCCACTCGTTCTTCGGCCCCAACAACGCGACCGACCTGTGGCACGTGAAGAAGGTCAACCCGCAGTCGATGGTGCATCTCACAGAAAAGCCTGTCGAACTCGCGGCGCGGGCGATTCAGTATTCGTCACGGATCGGGGAAAACGTTCTCGACTTGTTCGGCGGTAGCGGTTCAACGCTTATCGCCTGCGAGCAGACGAGCCGCAAGGCGTTCCTCATGGAACTCGATCCGCCCTATTGCGACGTGATTGTACAGCGCTGGGAAAAGTTCACCGGACGGAAAGCGGAACGAGTCGCGGCTAAGGAGGCGGCCGCATGATCTATTTGGCGTCCCCCTACTCGCATCCTGATCCGGCGGTGCGCGAGCATCGTTTCCGCGAAGCGTGCCGCGCGGCAGCGCGGTTCATGCGCTGCGGCCAAGCGGTGTTCAGCCCCATCGCGCACGGCCACTGCATCTGCACCTATGGCCTGCCGACCGACTGGCGGTTCTGGGAACCGTTCGACCGCTGCCAACTCCAGCGGTGCGACGAAGTCGTCGTGTTGATGCTCGACGGATGGCGCGAGAGCATCGGCGTCCAGGCCGAGATTCGGATCGCCGGCGAGTGCGGCAAGCCGGTGCGTTACGTCGCCCCCGAAGGCCACGAGAAAACCCCGGCCGAGGCCGGGGTCGAGGGGGACGTTCGATGAGCGAATTACATCTTCTCAACGAGGCGGCTCACTTCCCGCTTGGCCTTGACCGTATCGATGGTCGGGTAGCGGGTTTTCCATTCATCAATCTTCCGCTTGGCCTCGCACCCGCCGGCGCGGCCAGGGCGGACAACGTGGGCGTCGTGCCCATTGCCGTCCTCGTCCAGCACGTGCATCAATTCGTCGGCCAGTTCGATTCGGTAGCGCATCGTTCGTTCTCCTATGGTTGGCGTCGCGGCTCGTCGAACATCGGCGTTCACCGCACATCACCACATGAGCCAGCCCACGGAAGAAACATCAAGCGGAGCAGCGAAAGAATTTTGGGCGCGAATGTTGACCAGCGCACGAGCCATTCCGCCGGCGGCGGTCGCGTCTCATTCGTCGCGGCCCGCCCAACCGCGCGCCCCGTCGCACCCGTTGGTCCACGTTGCGGCCGGCGCGGCCGGTTGGCCAGCGTTCCCACCAACGAGAAAACGCCCCACGGTGGCCAACCGGGGGCGTTGGAGCGGAACCCGCTGGCGGCGTTACCCGTTGGCGGCGAACCGACCGCGTTCCGTTTTCACGAAGCGGGCCTCCTTCCCCTTCACGTTGATCTCCCGCAGGATGGCGCTGTAGAGCGTCGCGTGCGGCGTCTTGCCGCCGGGGCTAGTCCAGAGTCCCTTCGCCGCCAGCGTCTCGATCATTTCCTTGCACCCCATCGACTCCTTCGATCCCGCCAGCAGTTTGGCGGCGGCGTCGATGGCGCTGACCTTCTTGATCTTGGCCTCGCCGTTGGCGCTGGCCTTCGCCTTGGCTTTCGTCGCGGTGGGCTTCATCACCTCGGCCTTCTTCGCCGGCGCGGCCTTCGGAGCCTTCGCGTTCTTGGTCACCTTGGGGGCAGCGGCCTTCTTGGTGGTCGTCTTGGACATGATTCGTCTCCTGGTCAATGGTCGCGATGGGTTGGCTGCCATCATCAGGCCCGGCGAACCACCGCCGGGCGACGCGGGGCGCGCCCGCGTTTCGGCTTACAGTCCCAACTCTTCCATCAGGCGGTTGTGCTCCTCGACGCCGAGCATCGCGGTCAGCGTGTCGGCGAACCATTCGACCTGCTGAAGCGCCCGCATCGCCTCTTGGTTTGCCGGCTTGTAGAAGGCCGCCGGTTGAAGGAAGGCAATGATCGAGGCGACCGCCTCAGGCGAGAGGTTGTCGCGGATCACCTTCTCAAAGGCATCCTGGTCAACCGCCCCGCTCATACGCTCGTCGTTGTTCGCGTTCATCGTTTGGCTCCTCGTGGTTGGTGGTTTGTCCCCTTCGGACACAAACACATGAGCCAGCCCGCGTCGAAAACATCAAGCGCGGTATTGGCAATCCGCAGCGGAATTCCGCAGCTTTTTTCCGGGCGATTTAGGGCGGCCTAAAACCATGTCAGGCGACGAATCCCGCAAACCGATCAATCCCGCGGCGCTGGCGCTGCCAGACGCGGCGCGCTTGCTGGCCAAGGTGGGCGGACCATCGATAACCGAAGAGATGCTGCGCGACGACGTAAAGGCCGGTGCCCCGACGAACCCCGACGGAACGATCAACCTGGTTCACTACGTCGCCTGGCTCGTGAAGGAGATGGGGCGTGGCGACTGACCCGCGCAAGTTGCGACCGAGCGAACTATGCCGTCTCTTGAACTCGACGCCGCTGGGCGAAGTGATCAACGAGCGGCAGCTGCATCGCCATCGAACGCGGGCCGGCGCTCGCATTGGCGACGCTAGGTTCGTCGATCTGCTGCGCTACGCCGCTTGGCTCGTTGATTTGCGCCATGCGCCAAAGCCCGAACCGGAAGGCGATCCTTACGAGAAGCTGAAGGATCGAGCGCGAGCGCGGAACGTGGCGCTCGCCATCGCGGGACGCGACATCGGTGATCTACCGAGCGTGGTCAACGCTGAACGGAAGCGGCTCGCTGCATCGGACTTCCGATTCTTTTGCGAGTCTTACTTCCCGCTCACGTTTCATTTGCCGTGGTCGCTCGACCATCTGAAGGTGATGGAGAAGATCGAGCAGGCGGTGCTGCGCGGCGGGTTATTCGCGCTGGCCATGCCGCGCGGCAGCGGCAAGACCACGATCTGTGAATGTGCCTGCATCTGGGCCGCGCTCAACGGGCATCGCGAGTTCGTGTGCTTGATCGGCTCCGACGAAGGGCATGCGATGGACATGCTCGATTCGATCAAGATGGAACTCGACGGCAATGACCTGCTGCTGGAAGACTACCCCGAAGTCGTGTATCCGATCCAATGTCTGGACGGCATCGCGAACCGCTGCAACGGCCAACTTTACAACGGAGAGCGCACGCATATCGGCTGGACGGCCCGCGAGGTGGTGCTGCCCACCATGCCGGGAAGCGTGGCCAGCGGAGCGATCATCAAGGTTGCCGGCATTACGGGTCGCATTCGCGGGATGAAGTACAAACGTGCTGACGGTCACACGGTGCGGCCCACGTTGGTTGTGCTCGACGATCCCCAAACGGATGAAAGCGCTCGGTCGCTGTCGCAGTGCGCCACGCGGGAAGGCATTCTCGCCGGGGCCATCTTGGGGCTTTCCGGTCCCGGCAAGAAGATCAGCGGCATCATGCCCTGCACCGTGATTCGACCAGGGGACATGGCCGACAACATCCTCTGCCGCGACAAGCATCCCGAATGGAACGGACAGCGGACGAAGATGGTCTATGCGTTTCCCACGGACGGAAAGAAGTGGCAGCGCTATGGCGAACTGCGGGCGGAAAGCCTGCGGGCCTACGGCGACATCCGTTTGGCCACCGAGTTTTATGCTGCCGACCGCGAAGCGATGGACGCCGGCGCGGAGATCGCCTGGCCGGAACGGTTCAATCACGACGAACTGTCGGCCATTCAACATGCAATGAATTTGCGACTCCAAGATGAGGCGGCCTTCTTCGCCAACTACCAGAACGAACCTTTACCAATGGAGATCGAGGGAGACAACGAACTGTCGTCCGAGCAGATCGCGTCCAAGGTGAATCGCATCGCCCGCGGCGTCATCCCGATCGGTTGCAACCACCTGACGATGTTCATCGACGTGCAACAGGCGCTGCTGTTCTATGTCGTGGCAGCTTGGGAGGACGATTTCACCGGCTACGTCATCGACTACGGCAGTTACCCGGATCAGCAGCGTTCTTACTTCACGCTCCGCGACGCCCGTCACACGCTGGCCGTGGTCACCAAGGCCTCGGGGTTGGAAGGTTCCATCTATGCGGGCCTGGAGACGCTGACGGCCAACCACCTGGGACGAGAATGGCGGCGGGATGATGGAGCCATGCTGCGGATCGAACGCTGCCTCATCGACGCCAACTGGGGCTCCAGCACCGACGTGGTCTATCAGTTCTGCCGCCAATCGTCCCACGCGGGGATCATTCTGCCGAGTCACGGACGGTTCGTGGGCGCATCGAGCCAACCGTTCAGCGAGTACAAACGCCGGCCGGGCGACCGGGTGGGCCACAACTGGCGGATGCCCAACGTCGCGGGCAAGCGAGCAGTTCGGCACGCGGTTTACGACACGAACTATTGGAAAACCTTCGTGCATGCCCGGTTGGCGGTGACGATGGGCGACCGGGGTTGTCTCTCACTCTTCGGAGACACGCCCGACCAACACCGGCTACTGGCCGAACACCTAACTTCTGAATACCGGGTCAAGACTGAGGGACGTGGCCGCACGGTGGACGAATGGAAACAGCGTCCCGAACGAGGTGACAACCACTGGTTCGATTGTCTCGTCGGCTGTGCGGTGGGGGCGTCGATCCAGGGAGCGGTGCTAGCCGGTTCCGGCGGAATCGTGACGCCGATCAAGCGAGAGCGCGTAAGCTTCGCCGATCTCCAGAGGAGGCGACGACAATGAAAGCCTCCAAACCGGATACGCCTCGACGCGGCATCGAATGTCCTCAATGCGGTTGCCGCCACTTCTACACCACCCATACCGAACCACTGCCCGACGGCCGCATTCGCCGCCGCAAGGAATGTCGGCATTGCGGGCGCAAGCTGGTGACCTACGAAGCGACTCCGTCTGCTTCGTTCCGGCGCGATTGCTAGATGTAGCACGATTCCCGTGCGGCCGTGGTTTTCTTCGTCATCTCTCGTGTTAGCCGGGTAGGTCTACCAATAGGCGAGCACATGGTGTGCTGCCTTGGGAGAGATGGGCATGGCTGAGAACCTCGAAGAGACGATCCGTGAAAACGCCCAAGGCCCGGCGAAGGCCGCCGGTGACTCGGGATCGATGGAGCAACACAAACTCCCTGATCAGATCGCGGCGGATAAGTATCTCGCGTCGAAGGAAGCCGCCAAGTCGAAGCGGCGCGGCTTGGTGCTCAACAAGTTCGTTCCACCGGGGGCCGAGTAATGCTGGGCTGGCTCACCAATCTGTTCTCGTCGAAACCGCCGACCACGAACCGGGCGGTGCGGATGGTCCGCGCGAAGTATGACGCGGCGGCGACGAACTCCGATAACCGCCGCCACTGGGCCAACGCCGATGGACTCTCGGCCAACACCGCCAATAGCCCCGAAGTGCGCCGCGTGCTGCGAAACCGCGCCCGCTACGAGATCGCCAACAACAGCTACGCCCGCGGCATCTCGCTGACGCTGGCCAACGACGTGGTGGGCACCGGCCCGCGCTTGCAATTGCTCACCGCCGATTCGGAGGCCAACAGCCGGATCGAACAAGCGTTCATGCAATGGTCGAAGGCGGTCGGGCTGGCCGAAAAGCTCCGCACGATGCGGCTGGCTCGCGCCTCCGATGGTGAGGCGTTCGGCATTCTGACGAGCAACCCCGCCTTGCCGACTGCGATTCAACTCGATGTGCGGCTCGTTGAGGCGGACCAAGTATGCACGCCCGATCTGTTTCGCGCCGATCCGAATTCCATCGACGGCATCGTGTTCGACGCCGCCGGCAACCCGATCGAGTATCACGTCCTGCGGGAGCATCCCGGCGATGTGACTTCGCTGGCAGCACGAAACTACGACCGCGTTCCCGCCGAATCGATGATCCACTGGTTTCGCGCCGACCGGCCCGGCCAGGCTCGCGGCATCCCCGACTTTATGCCGGCGCTACCGCTGTTCGCGCAGCTACGGCGGTTCACGCTGGCAGTACTCGCTGCGGCGGAAACTGCCGCCGACTTCGCGGGCATCCTCTACACCGACGCGCCGGCCAATGGCGAAGCGGACGCGGCCGAGCCGTTCGAGCCGATCGAACTGGAGAAGCGTGCTCTGCTGACGATGCCGGGTGGCTGGAAGATGAGCCAGATGGAAGCGGAGCAACCCGCGACCACCTATGGCGAATTCAAGCGTGAGCTGCTGAACGAAATCTGCCGCTGCCTCAACATGCCGTACAACATCGCGGCATGTAACAGCAGCGGATACAACTACGCCTCCGGTCGCCTGGACCATCAGACCTACTTCAAGGCGATCCGCGTCGAGCAGTCACACCTTGAATGCGTGGTGCTTGATCGAATTCTCGCCGCCTGGCTCGACGAGGCGATTCTTATTCCGGGCCTCCTTCCCGCCGGACTGCCCCCCATCGCCGACTGGCCCCACCAGTGGTTTTGGGACGGGCACGAACACGTCGATCCCGCCAAGGAAGCCTCGGCGCAGGCAACGCGCCTCGCCAACCACACCACCACGCTTGCCGACGAATACGCGCGGCGCGGTCAGGACTGGGAATCGCAGATTCGCCAGCGGGCCAAGGAAGTGGCGCTGTTGAAAGAGCTTGGCATCTCGTCTGCGCCCGTGCAGCCCGCTGCAACGCCGACGGATGAGCCCGAAGACAATCCGGCCGACGAAGAAACGGAGACCGCCGATGCCGCATGACCAGCGTGAGATGCGATTTGTCAGCCCGGTCGATCTGACCATCGAGGCGGCGGCCAGCGAAGACAAGCCGGCGCTGGTGCGCGTCGATGCGTACAGCGGCGGTGTGATGACCGTCGCCGGTTTCGGGCCGGTGGTGCTCGACGTGGAAGGCATCCAGTCGCCCGAGCGCGTGCCGCTGTTGGCGGACCACGAAAACCGTATCGAAGCTGTGCTGGGAAGCGGCATCCCGGTGCGACGCGACGGGCGCTTGTCCGTCGAAGGGAACCTCTCGCGCTCCAGCCAGCGGGCGCTGCGCGTCATCGAACTGCATCGCGAAGGCGTGCCGCTGCAAGCCAGCGTCGGCGCGGAACCCCTAGAAACCGAGCGGATCGCCAAGGGGCGGCAGGTCGTCGTCAACGGCCGCGCCATTCGCGCCGAGGCGTCGAGCTTCCTGCTCGTGCGCCGTTCGCGGCTGAAGCACGTCGCCATCGTCGCCAACGGGGCCGACGGAGACACCAGCGTCAACATCGCGGCGCAGGCCGCACCTTTGAAGGAGAAGAGTGACATGGAATTCGCGCAATGGGTCGAGGCCCAGGGCTTCACGACGGACAATCTGGACGACAAGCAAACCGCCAGCCTCCAGGCGATGTACGACGCGACGACCAAGCCGGCCGGCACGGACGCGGCCGCCACGGCGGGCAAGGATGTGACCGCTTCCGCCGTGGCCGACCTGCGGGCCGAGCTCGCGGCCGAGACGGCCCGCGTGGCGGCGGTTCGCAAGATTTGCGCCGGCAAGCACCCCGATATTGAGGCCAAGGCCATCGAGGAGGGGTGGGATGAAACCAAAACTGAATTGGCCGTGATCCGTGTTCGTCCTGCCGCTCCGGCGATCCACGCCGCCGGCGACAGCGGACCAATCGCGGCCGAGGTAATCGAGGCGGCGCTGTGCGGCACGCTCCGCACGCCCGGCCGCGAGAAGCTGTTCTCCGAGCAGACGCTCGAAGCGGCCGACAAGAATTATCGCCAGTTGGGCCTCCATGAAATGATCCTGATGGCCGCCCAGGCCAACGGCTACGTCGGCCGCTCGGTCGTCACCAAGGCCACGCTGCCCGATATGTTCCGCGCTGCGTTCGCGCCGATCAATGCGGCGTTCAGCACGCTCTCGCTCCCCAACATCCTCTCGAACGTCGCCAACAAGGAACTGCTGGCCGGGTTCATGGAAGAGGACCAGTCGTGGCGGGAGGTTTCGATTACCCGCACGGTCGGCGACTTCAAGACGGTGACCAGCTACCGGATGCTCGACGATATGGAGTACGAGGAGCTTGGTCCTGACGGCGAGATCAAGCACGGCAAGGTGTCGGAGGACACCTACACTCGCAAGGCGCGGACCTATGCCAAGATGTTCTCGCTGACGCGGGACAAGATCATCGACGATGACCTGGGCGCGTTCGAGGACTTGCGGGTGCGGCTGGGAGCGGGTGCTGCTCGCAGTTTCAACAACGTGTTCTGGTCGCGTTTCATCAACAACGCGACGTTCTTCACCGAGGCGCGCGGCAACTTCATCAAGGGGGCCGGCACAGCGCTCGACATCAACGGCACCGGGTTGCAGGCGGGCATTCTGGCCTTCCGCAAGCTGAAGTCTCCCGATGGCAAGCGGATCGGCGGACTGCCGACGATCCTACTCGTGCCGCCCGAGCTCCAGTTCATCGCTCAGCGGCTGTACCAGAGCACCACGGTGAACACCGGCGGCGCGTCGGCGAACGACTCGGTCCCCAGCGACAACATCCACGCCGGCAAGTATCGCCCGGTGGTCGTGGACTGGCTGAGCGACGCTGCGTTCACCGGCAACTCGGCGAAGGCCTGGTTCCTGCTCCGCGCTCCGACGGTGCTTTCGGCGGTCGTCGTCAGTTTCCTCGACGGCGTGCAGACGCCAACGGTGGATATGGCCGAGGCGGATTTCAATCAATTGGGCGTGCAGTTCCGCGGCTACCACGACTTCGGCGTCGATTTCGCGGAATGGCTGGCCGGCGTCAAGGCCAAGGGCGAAGCGTAAACCACTCCAAGGAGAAGTGATATGGCAACCGCACAGTTCGTTCACGATGGCAAGACCATCGACTATATCCCCGTCGCGGACGTGACCGCCGGCGACGTGATCGTGCAAGGCGATCTCGTCGGTGTCGCCAAGCTGGATATCAAGGCTAGCGCACTGGGGTCGCTGGCGCTGGTGGGCGTGTTCGACTTCGCCAAGGAGGCGGACATCGGCGTTGTTTTCGTCGCGGGTGCGCTAGCGTATTGGGACGAGGCGAACAAGGTCGCCGTCGCTACCAATGGCGGCGGTGCGCACAAACTGCTCGGCAAGATCGTGAAGGCGGCGGCCAACGGCGATGCGACGGTTCGTGTGCGGCTGTGCCCGTGTATGGTTTCGACCGAAAGCGCCTCGAGCAGCGGAAGTTAAACGATGAGCGATTTGCTCGATCAAGGGTCCGCCTGGCTGGAGGGCCAGCGGAAGAAACACGCGACGCGCGAGGTGACGTACCGGCGCGGCGCGGATGCGGTGGTCGTCAAAGCGACCATCGGGCGGACTCTGTTCGAGCAGGACGATGGGGCAGGCGTCACGGTCCGCGTGCAGGTGCGGGATTACCTCATCGACACGGCAGACCTCGTTCTCGCGGGACAAGCCACGCTGCCGGCCAAGGGAGACCGGCTCGACGAGATCGACGCCGGCAAGAAGCACACCTACGAGGTACTGCCGCTCGGCGGCGAACAGCACTGGCGCTACAGCGATCCGTACCGGCGGACGCTGCGGATTCACACGAAGCTCATTGCGACGGAGGCAGTGTAGTTGGCAACGATCATCCAGATCGCCGAAGCCGTGGTGGCGCAGCTCAATGCGGCCACGTTCAGCCAGCCGCTGGCGGCGGCGCGGCTGTACGCGCCGTCGTTCGAGCTTCCCGACATGGAAACGCTGCACGTCACTGTTGTGCCGCGTGCGATCTCCAGTTCGTCGTTGGACCGCAATCGCGACAACTTCAGTTACGAAATCGACCTGGCAGTGCAGAAGAAGACCGACATGGCGCACGTGTCGCTCGACGCGTTGATGGCGCTCGTGGAGGAAATCGCCGATCACTTCCGCGTGGGACCACTCGCGAGTTTTCCCGACGCGCGGTGTATGGACGTGAAGAACGCCCCCGTCTATTCGCAGGAACACCTCGACGAACTGCGGCAATTCACCAGCGTCCTGACTCTGACCTTTCGCGTGGTGAGGTAACGATGATCGCCGCGAAGGCAAAGACCAAAGAAGAAACCAGGAAGGTGCTGGCGAAGGCGAAGCAGGGCAACTTCAAAAGCCTTGGCCACGCCGGCGCGGCGATTCGTCTGACCGCCAAGCGGAGCATCCGCCGGCGGAAGAAAGCGAGTCCCGAAGGGCAGCCGCCCAGCACTCGCAAAGGCCAACTGCGCGGCGCGATCCTGTTCGATGTGGACAAGCAGAAAGACCTCGTGGTGATCGGGCCGGACCACTCGAAGGTCGGCGCGTCGGGCAGCGCGCACGAGCACGGCGGCAAATACAAACGGCAGCGTTATCCGAAGCGGCCGTTCATGGGACCGGCACTCGAAAGAACCAAGGACCGCCTGCCCAAGCTGTGGGCCGGGTCGGTCAAAGCATAACCGCAGGAGAACACCGCGATGAGCACTCGACTCGGCATGGACGCGAAGCTGTACCGCAACACGGGCAGCGGCGGCTCACCCACCTGGACCGAGGTCACGAATGTCAAAGACCTCACGCTCAACCTGGAAAAGGGCGAGGCGGACGTCACCACCCGCGCCAACGGCGGCTGGCGGGCCACGGTCGGCACGCTCAAGGACGCCAGTATCGATTTCCAGATGGTGTGGGATACGGCCGACGAAGGCTTCTCCGCCATGCAGCAGGCGTTCTTCGGCAACACGCCCATCGAGTTTGCCGTGATGGATGGCGACATCAATGATCCCGAATCGGAAGGACTGCGGGCGACGTTCGACATCTTCAGCTTCACGCGCAACGAGGCGCTGGAGGAGGCGATCATGGTCGACGTGGCCATCAAGCCGACCTACGCCGCCAGCGCCCCCCAGTGGATCAACGGACAGGGAAGTTCCTCAAGTTCCTAAGAGAGTCGTCACCGCATGAAAACCTTTAGCGACAACGCCGGCCGCACTTGGACCGTGTCGATCAACGTCGATGCGATCAAGCGGGTGAAATCGCTGCTCAGCGTCAACCTGCTCGAGGCGGTCGAAGGGAAGCTCATCGAACAGTTGGTCTCCGATCCGGTCTTGCTCTGCGACGTGCTGTATGTGCTGTGCAAGCCGGAAGCCGACGCCAAGCAGGTCACCGACGAAGACTTTGGCCGCGCGATGGCGGGCGACGCCATCGATCACGGCACGACCTGTCTCTTGGAGGAACTGGTCGATTTTTTCCCACAGGCGAAGCGTCAGGTGCTGGCCAAGGCGCTCGCGAAGCTGAAAGCCTTTCAGTCGAAGGCGGTCGAAATGGCCAGCAAGCGATTGGACGATCCGAAACTGGATCAACGACTGGAATCGCTGTTGAGCGAGGGCGAGTTACCGGAGACGACGCCTGGCGACTCATCTGGCAGCTCGCCGGAATCCTCGGCGTCGATCCCGGCGAGTTGACGCTGCGGGAACTGGTCTGGATGGCCGACGCCCGACGGCGCGACGAGTGGCAGCACACTTCGGCCGTGCTGGCCATGCTCGCCAACGTCCACCGCAATCCCAAGAAGAAACCTCAGCCGTTCACGCCGGCGGATTTCAATCCGCTGGCCGAACGAAAGCAACCAGTCGTCAAAACGGGAGTTCGCACGTTGAAAACCATCTTTGTAGACCGGAGGTGACGCATGGCGACAGGACAAGCCATCCGCGCCGGCGCGGCCTACATCGAGCTCTCGACCCGCGACAGCAAGCTCGTCAAAGGTTTGAACAATGCTTCCAAGAAGCTCAAGGCGTTCGGAGCGAGCGTCGGCGCGATGGGGCTGAAACTCACAGCGGCCGGCGGGGCCATCGTCGCGCCTTTGGTGGGCATGGCGAAGCAGTTTGCCGATGTGGGAGCCGACCTGGACGACATGTCCCAGCGAACGGGCGTCTCGGTGCAGGCGTTATCGGAACTCGGCTTCGCCGCCGAAATGAGCGGCTCGAACCTCGAGCAACTGGGTAGCGCGCTGTTTCGGATGAGACGCCGGATCGCCAATGCGGCCACCGGCGGCGGTCCCGCCGCCCGGGCGCTGCGTGATCTGGGAATTGCCGCTGGGGAGTTGACGCAATTGCCGGTCGAGCAGCAGTTCGACCAGATTGTGCGGGCACTGGCCGGCGTCGAGAACGAGTCGCTACGGGCTCAGTACGCGTTTGAAATCCTCGGAGACGGAGCCAAGGCTTTGATGCCGCTCTTGAACCAGGGGGCCGACGGCATCGAGGCGTTTCGCAAGCAAGCGCGGGACTTGGGCATCACGATTAGCGACGACGACGCGGCGTCCGCCGCCGCGCTGGCCGACGCCTGGGACATCTTGAAGCGGTCGCTTTCGGCCGTCACGATTCAACTAGGGGCGGCGCTCGCGCCGCTGCTCACCGAGACAATCGGCCGGGCCACCAAGTTCATCACGGCCATCGTCAACTGGGTGAAACAGAACAAGGCGCTCGTGGTCACGATCTTTAAGATCGCGGCCGCCGTCGTCGGGGCCGGCGTGGCGCTGATCGCTCTTGGCGGCATCATTTCTGGGTTCGGAGCGGCGATCAGCGCGGTGGTGACCATCGTGGGGGCAGTCGGCACCGCCGTCGCCATTCTGGGCAAGATTATTGCGCTATTGCTTTCGCCAATTGGGCTGGTGGTCGTCGCGGCGGTCGCGCTCGGTGGATACCTCTTATATGCGTCTGGTTTGGGGGGCAAGGCGCTGGCATGGCTGGGCGAAAGATTCGAGACGCTCAAGAACGACGCCCTGGCGGCGTGGCAGGGGATCGGCGACGCGCTGGCGGCAGGCGACCTGGCGCTGGCCGCGAAGATCGTCTGGCTCACTCTGAAAATGGAGTGGAAGCGCGGCATTCACTTTCTCAACGGACTGTGGATCGGTGCGAAGGAGTTCTTTCTGTCGCTGTGGACCGACGCGGTCTTCGGCGTCGCCAAGATTCTCAACAACGGCTGGGCGGCCATCGAAGTCGGCTGGACCGAGACGGTCGGGTTCCTGGCCGACGCCTGGAGTGTCTTCACCAACCTGCTGACGCATACCTGGCACAACACCATCGGCTTCATCAAGAAGGCCTGGGTGCGGCTCAAGTCGCTCTTCAGCGACGAGGTTGATGTGGATGCCGAAGTGAACCGGATCAACCGCGAGGTGAGCGACGCAACCGGCGCGGCCGACCAGCAGATGCTCGACGCCGTCGGACAGCGGGATCGCCAGCGCCGGGATCGCCGCGAACAGATCGAGCGGGACCGCGCCGGCGTCGAAAGCACGCTGGGGGACATGCAAGCGGAGGAACACGCCCGCCGGCAAAAGCAGTTCGCCGACGACCTGGCCGAGACGGAGGGCGAGCTCGCAAGCGCGCGAAAGGAATGGCAGGACGCGATTCAACAAGCGGCCAAGAAGCGGGCCGCCGCCGATAGCGCCGATCCCGAGCGACTCAAACACGTCGAAGACAGCCTTTCCACCAGCGGCGGCATTCTCGAAGAGGAACAGCGGAAGGTCGAGGCGAAGGGGACATTCAACGCACTGGCGGCTCGCGGCCTGGGTGCCGACAGTCTGGCCGAGCGGACCGCCCGCGCCGCCGAACAGATCGTGGTCAATACCAAAGACCTGCTCGCGCAGGCCAAGCAAGGGAAGCTCGTGTTCGCGCCGTAGCACGGATGAACTATGCCCATCACTATCGACGAACGATACAACAGCCGCGAGGCGACCGAGAGCGAAGACCCGAACACGGAGTTGCTCTACGTCGTCCAGGGCACCGACGACGATTTGCAGGTGAAAGCGCTCGTGGCGGCT